ACGAAGTTTATTTTTAACTTCTGTTGTCTTAGCAGTTTTGATTGCATCTTGTGCTCTATCAATTTGTGTTTGCACTTTTGGAATATCTTTATCACGAATATTTTGTGCTTCTTTTTTAATCTTACGTATTTCTTTTACTAAAGCTTGACCTTGCTTTGTACCTCTACCTCTACGTGTTTCACCTAAAGAAGGAAGAAGACCTTTATCTTTTAAACGATTACGAAGTCCTTCAATCTGTGTTTTAGATTTACCTCTAATATCAACAGCAGATTTACTTTGATAAAAAATATCTTCTATCTGTTTAGGTGTATAATCAGGAGCAAATCTTTTTTGTATAAACTCAAGTTTTTGTGGTTTAGACATTTCTTCAAAAGCTGATTTAATATTTTTACGAGTTTCTGCTTTTGTTGCACCTTCAAATTTAGAAAGAGCACCTTTAGGTGGAAGTGATTCATTCATAGTTTGATAAAGATACGTTTTAGGTTTTTCTAAAATTTTATCAATACCACCTTTTTGTTTAATAATTTGCTCACCTTTAGGAGTAAGAGAAAGGGTACGACCAGCAATAACTTGACGTTCTTTACCTTCATTTTTCATTTCTTTAAGTTTTTGAGTAACAAGTCTTTGACGTTCTTTTAATTGTTCTTTAGACAATCCTGAAAGAAGTCCTTTTCGTTTCATTCTTGCAGTATCTTTTCTTGCCATTGACATAACTTTTTGTATTTTAGTTTTATCAACATTTTTAGCTTTTTTAATAGCTTGGTCTGCAGTAAGTTTAGGATTATCTTCTACTAATCGAATAGCTAAAGTTTTTGTACGACCATCTATATCCTTACCACGGATAGTTTTTGCTTTCCTTTCAATACTTCGTTTTTCCGCAAGTTTAGTCTTTGTTGTTCCTTGCGCTTCTGCCTTCGCTGCCTCACTTTGTTGGAACTTAGCCTGACGTGCCTTTGATTGAGCTTTTCGTTTAGCTTTTGTTTTTCGCTTGTCAACTTTAGGTCTACCTTTTTTCTTAGTTACTGCTTTTGTAAAAGCTTTTAATGCTGCTGCTTTTGCCATTAGTTACTCCCTAGTATCACAGGATTGTCTGCACCTGCTGGACTTGCTGGTGCTTGCATATCATCCCGTCTTGTTCTACGTGCCTGATTTCTTAATGATTCTAAGGCTTGGTTATATCGTGCTTCAAAAAGATTAGATGCATTATAATCTTTTTGAAAAATCATTGCCTCTACCATTGAGGCATTAAATAAAGCATCATAACAAAAATCTGAAAAATAATTGTTAGGTGTTGTTGATGCTAATGTAGTTGGCCTTGATACGTGTACAATTTCTCCATTGAAAGTAGAAACAGGAGTAGGTGCAATGAGTACCGTTGTATTATTTCTACGTGCATAGTATTCTGGAGTTCCTGTGCTTGCACTTACAGGCCAGTAATCACGGATATATTCATCTGTTCTTGGCAACAAATTGATTCGTGTTGAGTCTGCAACTATATTAAAGTTTTTAAGTATTCGTGTACCTGATGGTAAAGTAATTTGATTGTTACCAGAAGATACAGCAACAGACGTATAAGTAACTAACCCATAATCATCAAGGTCACGAGTTAGTCTTTCTTCTGCACGATTAACCATTTTAGGTACATAGTCTATAAACTCTGTACCTTCATTTTCTGCAGCCTGAATAATATCATCTACAAGATATGTATAATCAGCCATAATAAACTGCTACTGTAGCTGCTGATGTAGGAGCAGATACTTTAACAGGTCCATACATTCTAACGCCAAAGTCAGGAATGTATATATCACCTGCATCTACATTAGTTGTACCTACAAACTTTATATTACTTCCATTAACATTGCCATTAGCATCTGTTTGAGAACCTGTAATTGTGAATGTGCCTACACCTGAATAGGTTACACTTTTAATACGTGTATTTGCAACTGTTACACTTGTCAGGCTGTCCAATAACGCACCTGAACCCGTAACAAATGCGTTACGAATATTTGAAGCCATAGAAATCTCCGTTAATTAGTTAGTTAGTTATTATTCTATTATTATATATTATACACAAAAAAAGAGGGATACGAAAGTACCCCTCTCCTTTTTTTAACATTTTTTTGGTATTTCTTAGCTTGAGCCAGAAGCACCGTAGAAACCACGCCAATCTGAGAAACCAAAGCTATAACGCTCACGAGCCTTAAAGCGAAGGTTACCAGTATCAAAATCCGGTTCCATTTTTGTCTGCAGTGGAGCACGTACAAACATCTTTGCACCATTAGGACAATCTGTCTTAATGTAGAAAGCGTTTGTATCTGTAAAACGTCTATTGACATAGAACCCACCCGGAATCAAACCTTGATTGCGAATTGAGTTAATGTCATTAACATTTGTTGCACCATTAGCTGCAGTTGTTGGATTTACGCCAATGGTTGTTGACATTGTGCTATTCANAATCTGATCAGCAGTAAATGCCAAATCTGATGGAATATGCAAGGATGATGCTTGCAAACCAATCAGAATACCACGGTCATCTTTTGCTTTAGAAATAGTAATCAAAGCAGATTCTAAAGATGCTTCTGACAAATCAGTTGCACCAAAGCTATTTGATTGGTTACCATCTCCAACTGTTGGATGTGTTGTTGAGAAGAACGGCTGTCCATCACCACCTACAAAGGCAGTATTAAATCCGTTATTAAACACATCTGCAGCTTTAACCTGCTTAGTGTTTGCCATAGCACGAGCTAACCCACGAGCACGAAGCTTTGAGAAAGTATCATAAAGATTATCTTCCATAGCTTCTTCTGTTACGGCAAATGCCAATGCAACAGTTTCGTGTGTATAACGTGATGTAAAGCTTTCTTGTGCGTCATCATAAGTAACAGCAGCACCTTCACTCTTAGTAGGTGCAGTGCCAAAACCTGTGAAAAGCACTTCTTCTTCAAATGCACGGTCTGAGTTTTCAGTCTCAAACAACGGTGCGTGTTCATCAGCAACTTCTCCGTACTCCATTCCAAACACTGCGTTTAGGCCGGGGAGAAGTTCTTTTGCAATACTTGCTCTATTTATCGCCATTTTCTAGTCTCCCTTAACCTAGCAGATATGCTGTAATGGTTGCAGGTGCAGTAACAGCAGCAGTTAAGAAGTTATCTGTATGCTGAATAAGTTGAACATTCAGCTTTAGAAAAGCTCTTTCATCTGCGTCTGCGACATCATTCCCCGGCTCATCAACAAAGTCAAGAGAACGGCACATTGCAATACCTGTTGTACGAGTTGCTGCTTCCACTCCATGTCCTGACATACCTGTAAAGGTAGAGCCTGAACCAAGTGTAACAGCAAAGTTTTGTGAACCATGAAGGTCACCAGCAGTCACAGATGCGTCTGCTTGAACTTCAAATACTGTTCTTGAATCGTCAGCGACCATTGCAAAGGCATCAGTACATGATGTATTAGCTGGAAAGAATTTTTTAAATTTTTGCTCTCCATCTTCTACATAACGACAGCCCATGAATACACCCTGAACAACTTCAGTAACAGTTGTAACGACTTCTATGTTCCCTGCATTAATGCGAACAAGGTCACCTGTAAAGATGTTTGTATCGTAAGCTGAAGCAATAGGGTATTCATTTGAACCCTCATTGTTCATGCTACTACCTCGTTTGCGAGAAGGACGGAAGCCAGACAATGCTTTAGTTGTAGTCATTGATATCTCCCTTTAAAATTGCACTACTAAATTCTTTAATCCTGAAAATTAGGAGTACGTCCTTTAGTAACATTAGTTTTACTTGAATTACGAATTGGCATCCTTGAATCACTTTGGCCCATAAGTTGTTGATTAACTGCATCAACCATCTCATTGCTTTTGTTTTCAAAGTATGCTTGTCGGCTTTTTGCTTTTGCCATTGGCATTTTTGCTAGGGCTAAGTCACCACGACAGACTGCTCCTATATACCGACCTTCATCCCTCACGAAGGATGTATGCTGCAACTCAGGAACTTCATCTACTGAAACAAATTGCCAACCCTCTTGCATACGAGTGCCAACATTTTTGTAATCATCTTGACCTTTAAGGTTTATACGTATCCAACGAAGTGCAAGGTCTTGATTAGAAAATCGTTCTACTATTGTATCTGGAATATCCAACATACTTGGTTCACGATATTCCATGTCTTGTTCCCTTGTATTGAGTTCACGAGTCTCTGCATTACGTGATGCTGTGTTATTACGTGCCATTTTATTTTCCTCCACGCTATTAATATACTGAAGTGTATTCACCGTCAGCTTTATCTACTTTAAGCTTTTCGGCTGCATACTGTTCCAAAGGTATACCCCATTTCTCTGCAAGTCGCACATCTTCTTTAGTAAGACGTACTTTTTTGCCAGAAGAGGTTGATGAAGTGCGTGATGCTCCACCGACCACTTGGGCAGGAGTTGACGTTTCCTGCTCACGTTCTTGTTGAACTTCCTCACCAAAACGCTGTGGATATTTACTGCGTAGGCGAGTGTCAATCTCTTTATAAAAATCTTCGTCAGTAGGGTCATAGCCCTCTGTTTTTAACTCTTGGTCTATTTCAAGTGCCAATGTTGTCATTACATTGTCTTGTCCAAACCAAGGGTTTCGCCCTGCCCATTCAACTGCCAACTTATCATATTGTGCTGGTTGTTGTTCAACTTGTTGTTGTTGTGGTTGTTGGGCTTCTTCTGCCTCAACAGGTTGATACTGGTTACGTGTTACTTGAAGAGTTGTTGCATCACCTTGTGCTTTATTAAGATTTTTTTGTGCTGTTACAATTCTATCAGTATCACCAGACTCAAGTGCCTGTCTATATGCATCTTCAGCCAATTCAATACGACTGTTAATTTGTGCTTCAGCAGATTCAAAATTCTTTTCTAACGAAGTTTTGATTTCTTGTTGTTGAGACTTTAATCGTTCTTCTAGTTCTGCTTGACGAGACATAAGCTCTTGGATTTGCTCATCTCGTTCTTTCTTTTGCCGTACTAGTTGACGAATACGTTTTTGTGCTCCTGATTGCGGTTCTTCCACATCTTGTTGAACTTCTTGATTGTTTTCTTGTTTTGTATCATGTTCCCCAACATTGAGTGTATCTGCATCTTTTTGCCCAGATTCGTCCTCACTTTGATTGGTGTTAGTGGATACTTCATCTTCTGTTTCAATTTCATATTCAACTTTATTCTCCTTATTTTCCGGGTTAGAAGTGTCAACCGTTGTCCATTCTTCAGACATTTATATCTCCTTTTACGTCAGTTGCGACACTATGACGAGTTACGCATTTAAAATAATATTACAACATACTGTTTATTTATACAATAGGTTAATATTATTTTTTCTTTTGTTTTGTTATTTTTTTCTGTTGTTCAATAAAATTTCTATACACAGAAGCTGCAGAAGCTTTTCCTGCAACCCTTGCACGTTGTTCCATAGCAATTGCTGCTTGGGTTTTGTGTGCGTGTGTTCTGTTAGATTTTTTAATTTTAGNAACAGAAGCTACAGCATCTGCCCTTGTTGCAAACTTTAAACCTCTAATTGTTCCTTTAGGGTTTTCATCTGTGTAAAGGTCAGAGTGTTTCTTTGAACCTGCTGGTTGTCCTTTTTTTCTTGGTATACGTTTATTAGCCATTAGTTAGACAAATTAAATGTAGGGTCTAATTCTTTTGGGTCTTCTACAATCATAGAAATTTGGTCATCAAGAAGTAAAAGTAACTTAATACCTTTGTAAAAAAACTTTTGACCAGAATGTTTACCGTAACAAACATAGTCACCTTTTTTACACCAAGGACCATTAGGATACCTTGTTGTATCTTGATAAGCATCTTTACCTACTGCAAGTACTTTACCTACAGTTGTAAGATATGCAATATCTTCTTTTGTAGAATCAGGAAGAATAATACCACCCTTTGTTTCTTGCTTTACAGAAACAGGACGTATAAGAAGATGATAGCCCGGAACTACTGGTAGTACTTCTGGGTCTGGTGTTTCTTCATTTGTATTCCATGCATCATTAAGAATAGATTTTTCCATTGCTACTGCTCTCATAATTACTCCTCATCGTCTTCATACATAACTTTGTTAATAATATTTTTAACTTCTGCCCTTGCCCATTCCAATCCTGAAATGCGGCCTACAGAGTTCATATACGTATGATAATCCGAAGCACTTCCAGATGCAAGCGAATTTTTTACTAACTCTATTTCTTTTTCTAATATCTTATCTATTTCTTGTATAAGCATTATCTATTCTTTGTATCTTCAATCATTTTACTAATAACGTCAATTGCTTTAGTAGCTTCTGAGCTTTCAAGATTATCTTCATGCTTTACCATATCTGCAAGAAGTTCTACTGCNTTAATAGCTGCTTTNGCATTTCTNTCTTTTTCTTTTTCATCGGCTTTNAGTGTACCCTCTGCACCAATCTTATATGCATCAAGTGCCAACTTCTGTTCTTTTAAGTCAAGGTCACGGTTCTTTAAAGCACCCTCACTTGCTTCTTTAGCAAGCTGTGCCTGTACCTTTTCCTGTTCAATCTGCAGACGCTGTGCTTCCATTTGAACCATTGCTTGTTCAGGTGTTGGACCACCCTGTGCAGCAGCCATGTTTGCTTGCATAACTTGTTGTGCAGCCGCCATCATTACCTGTTCAATTACTTGTGGGTTCTGAGCATTTGGGTCACCTTGTGGAGCTTCTGCCATCATTTGACGTGTCAGACCATTAACTTGTTCTTCATACTTCATTACTACGTGTTCTTGAATATTAGCTTGTAGTATAGGAGCTACACGTTGCATGATTGGATTAGCCCCATTAGCAGGGTCTTGTAAGAACATTGTTTTAATTTGAATATGTGCATCATGGTTCTGTCCTGCAAATGCTTTGATAGGTAGACCTTTAGTTGCNGCTTCAATATCTGTTACAGGGTCAAGAGGCTGTGCCTGTGGTTTTTCTGGAAGTATCCTGTCTAAGTTAGGAATGTTTGCTGCATTAAGCAATGTACGATTAAGTTCTTCCATGTTAAACATACCGGGTGGTGATTGTTGTGCTTGCTGCATAACCATCTGTGCCATCATTAATCTATGAGCAGAGGATGGAATGTTAGGGTCAGAAACAGGAAGTACATCTACACGACCATCAAAGTCACGTTTAAATACTGCTTCACTAATACCCGGAACATCATATGGATACTTAGGTGGTAAGCTTTCGTAGTTTATACGTGCAAGAATTTTAAATTCATCACGTTGTGATTTATGTAATCTTTTATGTATTGCACTAAAGAACTTGCTAGAAGCTTCAAGCAAAGCCATAGTTGTACCAACTGGACCATAGTTAGAACCTTCTGTAATAACTTGTTCTGTTGTATCAGCAAACTTTTGACCTGCACCTGCGACAAACTGTAACATCTGGAATAAAGTACCTGACGGTTCTTTGTAAGGCAGGGGTACAATTGAACGAGATAAATCCATACCTGTTGCTTCTACTTCTTTAAACTCACCCGGAGCAATAGGGTCATTGTCTCCTACTACACGTACACCTTTTGCTTTGAAACCACCGGGAAGGTTAGCAAACTGACCAGCGTCAATAAGGTTACGCATAGCTGCAGTAGCAGACATTGTAAGATTACCCAAGAAATGTATAAGACCCAAACCATAAAAACCAAAGCCCGGAACAAAACGATAGTGAGTAAAGAACATTTTCTTTTGTTTTGTTTTATCATCTTCATTCCAGTTTCTACGAATAGACAATACTTTACGTGATGTCTCTTCAATAGTTACAATATAAGGACACTCATATCCATGACCTTCAATATCCAGATAACAGTGCTGCTCAAGAAGAACATACTGCATATCTGTGTCTGAAGAAGGAGATAGTCCAAGAACTGTATCCATCTTTTGTGTAAGGTCTGATTGTTCTGGAATATATGCATCTGGTAAGTCAATCTCTGCATACATACCTGAATACATTGCACTTGCAATCTCACGAGGGCTACGATATAAAACATGAGTATATCTGTCTGCTCGTCTTAGGTCTGTTGCATAATAAGATACATAAAACTGGTCAATAGGTACAAACTCACTAACAGGACGTTCTACTGATGCATCATAATAAATCTTTTTAAATGAGCTACCAATAAGTGGTAAATGAAATAGCATACGTTCAAACTCATCAAAGTACTCTGGCATCTGCTCAGTCATTTGATAGTTCATAAAGTTTTCTACACGATTAGCTTGACGTTGTTTATCAACCGTGACATCACCAAGAACCTGTGCTTTAACTGGGCCACTGGAAGGAAAAAGTTCTTGGGATGCACGGCTCTGGAATTTAACTGCAGACTCAATGAGAAGCGGATGTACAGCAGTGGCTGCACCCTCAAAGGGTTCTGTAGTTTCTTCCAGTTTCAAACCAAGCAGGTCAAAGCCACGTTCAAACATAGATTCCCATTCTGCACGAGACTCTTTATCTGCTTCGTATTTTTCGTATACTTCCTCACCGATACGTATAAGCTCATCTTCTTCAATTTGCTCGGCAAGGTTGGAATAAAATTCGTCTTCAATATTAAACTCAACTACATTGTCAACATCAGCCAAATCAAACTCAGATGTAAACTCTACTTCTAGTTCCCCTGTATCAGGGTCTACTTCAAAGTTTACATTTGGAAAGTCTTCTTCATTTTGTTCTATATTTAGTTGAATTACATTTTCTAAATTAGTAGGTTCATTTGGATTCTTTTCAGTAGCCATTTTATTTTCCTTTGTAGTTAAAGCCAGTTAATTGTTATTATATACTTATGTTCTCCAATATGCAACCCTCTTTTTTGTTCTTGGTTCATCTTCCCAATTAGGGTCTTCTGGATGAATTAAGTTCCAGCTATCTTTCATATAATGTATTGCCATTGTCATACAGTCAACTTGGTCATCATGTGAACCTGCAGGAAAAGACATACACTCAGCGTATAAATCATCTGCCCATGTTTTGCCTTCTGGTAACCATACACGACCTGCTTCCATCAAAGCAGTAGAGGCATATACACGAGCAACCTTATCTCTATCTGGAAGATAGTCCAAAACAGGAAGCCCGGCTCGTCTCATGTCTTGGATTAATGACTGTCCTGAAGCTTTCTTTTCTATTATACAAACATCTGGTCTATAATCTGCATATAGTTCTTGTGCTTTACGTCTTAGTTCTGGATATTCAAATCTACCTCTTACATTACCTAATAATATTAAATTAGAAGTTATTTGTTCTATACCATATTCATCTTCTTCAAAAGAATTAAATATACCCCATGTTTGTATTACACTATAGTCTGCAGTGCGTGAAGTGCTAAATGCTGTATCATATGTCTGTATTATAAAGTCACATGGCGGTGGCTCGTCATACTGCCACCACTTTAACCATCTCTTTTTAATAATACCACCATCGTCTGGGCTGGGGTCTTGCATATACAAAGAGTTCCAGTATCTACTACCATTAGAACTTCTTATTTCCATTTCGTCAATCTTTAAAACTTCATCTGGTTTCCACTCAGGAAAATAAGATGTACCTTCTTCAAGACCAAGAAGTTCTGCTGCTTCTTCATTAAGCCATGCAGGTATACTAATAACTTCCCAAGGATTTGGTGTTTGCTCTGCGTTCTGTTCCTGTTTTAATAACCAACCACACAGGTCATCGTAGTGATATCGTGTATTAATAATAATGATTGAACCATTAGGCATGATACGAGTACGCAGACCTGCAGGATACCACTCCTTAATATATCTACGTCCTGCTTCACTAAAGCTGTCTTCCTCTGACATTACATCATCTAGCAAAGCTACGTGAGCACCCCGACCTGCAACCTGACTTCTTACACCTGCTGCATAATATGAACCATTCTTATTTGTCTTCCACTTACCTGCTGCCTTAACATCACTACGTAGAGACACACCACGGAATATCTTTTGAAACCTATCTGTGTTTACAATGTCTCGTACAGTTCTACCAAAATCACTTGCAAGCTGGTCACTGTGGGAGACAGACATAATCTCATGGTTAGCAAAGTTACCAATGTACCATGCAGGAAATAGTTTACTACATATTACTGACTTGGAAGAACGTGGGGGAAGAAAGACCATAAGTCTTTTTGTTCTACCATCAAGCACACCCTGTAGCTTATTACATAATAACTCAATATGTCTACCCATCTTAAAATCTGACACAATGGTAGGTGCAAATATTTTAACAAAGGTAAGAAAGTCTTCCTTTGCTTTTAAGTTTGCATAGTGCGTCATCTTGTCTCTTAGGTCAAGAAACATAGATACATTATGTATTTCTTCTGGTGTTCTTTCTTGTTCTTCTATATTATCTAACATTATGTATGCGTTTTTTCTACAAAGTTATCTGGATGTACACAACTTGTCATTTTAAATACCATAGGCATTTGAAAGGAAACCCAAACACCTATTAAGTTTTCTGCCATCTCACTAATACGTGCTTTACATTTGTCTTCTGTATCATATGGTCCACGATTATCTACAATTGTCATACACATATCTGCACTAGCAATATGACAAGCAACTATTACTGCTGTAAACATTTTAATCTTCTTTCTGTAAAGTGTTGCATAATTGCAACAGTAAAATAAATATTTGCATGGGGGTATTGCAGAGTCTAAATAAATATGTTATCTTATATCTAGACCCACCGGGGTAAATACATACCCAGCTAAACCCGACACACCTACAAATTAATTATACTATATTCATACTTATTATACTAGTATTATTTATATTAACTAATTAGCCCCCGGATGAAAGACCCTTTTATTTTTGAAAATTTATGTCAGGGGTATATTATATATATAAATAGACAGACATTTTTTTGGTTGGGGTTCTGTAAAGATTTGTCAAGATTGCACAAATTTTAGGCAAACAATACTTTTTAGTGTTGCAAAAATGTCACAGATTTAGTTTGTTGCAAAAATGTCACACTGATTTTTCCCAGTTTTGCTGAGATTCTGCACAATTCTTAGGCAATATCCCCGTATAATGTTGCATTTATGACACACCTACCCTCCCCATTTATGCAGTTACACGTTGTATTTGTTAGGTTTTCCCAAAATTTTGTTACAATTTCCCATGTCTTTTTGTTTCATCATTACCAGTCTGCTGTTGCAAAAATGTCACACAAAATGCTGAGGTTTTTGATGAAGAAAAACTGCCCAAAAATCACCCAAAATCGCTGGAATATTACGTATATCTTCCTTTACGGTAGTAAAGGATAGATATACTTATAACGCCCCAAATCGGGGCTTCAAAATTCAAGCTCAATTCAAAAATTTAAAATCAGATTTTCGCAATTCGATTTTGACGTTTTGAAAGCTTGAAAATAAAAGCTTGATTGCTCGGAAATATTAGTATATCACCCTTTACGAAGTAAAGGGATGATATCCTTATAACGCCAAAAATCGAGCTTCAATCGGGAGACATAGCCATGACGCAAAAATCAACAACAAGACTTTTCACGTTGGCTGATTTAGAACTGAAAGACCAGATGGTCATTACTGAGATAATCAAAAAACATCTTGAAGAATTAAATTTAGTTCAATCACCGTATTGCTTAGACATAAAGCTTTTGGTCGATACTGAAACAATGGAAATATTAGAATAATACATATACCCTTTAGGGTATATTATATTATTCTTATAACGCTGGAAAAACAACCGACCAGAAAGGGTCAATCAATCATGTTCAAAACGCATCAAACTAAAATCAGCAAATGGGCTATGCGGTCTGTAGACAATACCGCAAAGGTCTGTTTGCTAGTATCGGCAACGATACAAACTCAAACGCCAAGGGTATTCGATGAATATCGGGATATTCTGGACAAAGGCAAAGCTTCAAAGTTTTGTTGGGGAATGAAAGAGCAAACGTATGACTACGTTATGCAGAACAAGAAAAAGATTTATCGTGTTCTGAAAGATGCCAAGCTTGGCAAAATAAAGCTTGTTGATTGTCTTGTTGAATTGTCCAGAATGAACGGTATCGGATTGGCAAAGGCAGGGTTTATCATGCAGTTATGCATTGGCGAGGTTGGATGCATGGATACTCACAACCTGCAAAGGTTCGGGCTGGAAGCAAAGACTTTCAAGTTTGGTAAGACTGCATCTGACAAGCTTAGACGGATGAAAGCAGAACTATATATCCAAGCTTGTGAGGAACAAGGCGGATGTGAATATCTTTGGAATAGTTGGTGCGAATTGATTGGTACTGAGAAATTTCCAGAGCTATACGGTACAGGCGAAGCAGTTTCAAAGCTTCACTGTGATTGGTTAGGCATCAAATAACAGGAGAATAAAAGATGCAATCAAGAAA